TTCAGAAGAACAGTAGGTGCTGATGATACATTGTAACTATTAGAGCCATTCGGCTCTATTTTTTTATGCAAATTTAAGGAGGTATAAATTATGGCAGCAGCCGGAGTTTCTACTTTAGGCATTACTTTCGGATATGGTACAGAGACAACCGCCGGAACAAAACCTACAAGTTTTAAGCAACTTACAAGAATCAATGCCATTGGCGGCATCAACATCGAACCTGAACAGATTGATGCTTCTGCGTTAGAAGATGCAATCACCAGATATGTAAAAGGTCGTGCAGATACTGGTGGATCTTTTGCAGTCACAGTCAACTTTACATCAGAGACCGTGGCTGAATGGACTGCACTTATCACAGCCTATAAGGCTCTTACTGGTGGAAATAGAATGTGGTTTGAAACTGTCATTCCCGGAGAAGAGAAATCTTTCTTTGTTGTTGCACAGCCGCCCGAGCAGATTCCACAACCCGAAATCGGACAGAACGAACTTCTGACGATCGAAATGAATCTTACCATTGAGGAATACAAGGGATTGGATGCTACCGTTGCACTGACAACGGGGGAATAGCAAGTCAGTCAGAAACAAATAACACTGCCGTGGCTGACTTTGATGAAGCGGTAGATGAAACATTAATTTAGCAAAAAGAGAGCCGTCTTCGGGCGGCTCCTTTCCAACAAAATGTTGGGGAAAGGATATGTTTTTATGAAGAAGATTTTAGTTAATAATGTTGAATATACTTTAGAGTTTGGATTCGGTGCTGTGGAGTGCAAGGATTTGATTCAAAAGATGTTTCTTATGCTTTCCGGTGGCTATGTAGCTAAAAAAGCAAAAAATGTACAGAATCCCACACCAGAAGAAATTGTAGATGGTAGCGGATATATGCTTGCAGAATTTCCTCATGTATGCAAAACGGCTTTTTATGCTGGCCTTATCGAAAACCATGAAGATATTACACCGGATGAATCCAATGCTTTAATGAAAGAATACATGAAAGCAAACGGTCTGTCTTTTGTGAAGCTGTATGGAGAACTGACAGACTGTATGAAAGAAGACGGTTTTTTCGAACTGTCGGGTCTGACGGAAATGATGACGCAGACCAAGGAAGAGATGGAGAAAGAGGACAGCAAGTTAACGAAGATGCCGCAGGACCACAAGAAGAAATCGACTGGCACAAAATAATATGGGAAGAATATTTTCCATTTGCTTTTTCCATGGGAATTTCGATGGAAGAGTTCAAACATCTGAATCCTAAAAAATTAGAGTGGTGCTACAAAGGATATAAACTCAAAAAAGAGGAAGAAGATAGGAATTCATGGCAACGGTGGGGAAATTACGGAATATCTGCATTAATCTTTGCAATAGACCATTGCTTAAATGGAGACAAAGCAAGAACTACTTATGTTGAAAAGCCTATTTCAGAAAAGATAGCACATGATAATGAGCCTAAATATAAGGAATCCAACGAAGAAATTGCAATATGGGAAATGAAACAGAGAATCAAAGCATTAAGAGAACAAGGGTTGCCGGAAAGCCCGGATTAAGGAGAAACAAACATGAGTTTAACAGGAATTGATGTGTCCTCATACCAGGGGACGATTAACTGGTGGGCGGTAAAACAGAACGGTATTGATTTTGCTATTCTGAAAGTCATCCGTAAGGATTTGAACCCGGACAAGAAGTTCGAGGAGAACTGGAAAGGTTGTAAAGAGCACAATGTCCATGTGCACGGAGTATATGAATACGGATATATTACAACGGTTGCAAAATCACGATCTGATGCAAGAAGAGTGCTTACTATTCTTAACGGTAGAAAAGTGACAGTATATCTTGATGTTGAAGATGCCGTTATGAAAGGTCTTGGCAAAAATATTATTTCTATTATCAATGCTTACGGAAAGGTTATCACCGATGCAGGATTACAGTTCGGTGTATACACTGGGGAAAGTTTTTACAAGACATACATTAAGCCTTATGGCGGTGTGAGTTATCCCATGTGGATTGCACGATACGGCAAGAATAACGGCAAGTGTGATGTGAAGTATCAACCGCAAGTACCGAACATGGTAGGATGGCAGTATACTTCTAAAGGGCGTGTAGGCGGCATTGCAGGAAATGTGGACATGAATGTATGGTACAAGGAGTTAGATGCCGTATATGAGGATTCTACAAGATATAGAAACCCTTATACAGAGCCGGAAAGACTTCTTTATTACAAGCGTCTGGCAATGATGAAGGGAAATGATGTCAAGTGGGTGCAGTACGAACTTGTAAGGAAAGGCTTTATGCCGTCTGTAAATGCGAAAGGTAAGACGAACATTGACGGATATTTTGGAAAAACCACTTCTGATGCAGTAAAAGCATTCCAAAAGAGTGTTGGAATCACTGTAGATGGAAAAGTCGGTGCGGTTACAAGGGCATATCTCAAAAAGTAATTTTAGGAGCGGTAGGTGTCACAGCTTACCGCTCTTTTTCTTGGAAGTGGCAGACACTTCCTTTTTTATTGCGGTAAAGGCGGTGCGATATGGCAGATATTGATAATCTTCAAATAAAAATCAGTGCGGATGCGAACAAAGCCAAAAATGCACTGGATAAACTTGCATCAAGTCTTACGAATTTTCAGAGAAGCTTGTCTATTGATACATCCAAACTGACAAGCATTTCTAATAGCATACAGAGTATCGCAAATGCCGCCAGTTCCATGAATACAAGCGGTATTAAAAATATCTCCACACTGACAAATTCCATTAACAGAATGGGGAAAATAGATGCAAGTGGATTAAGCAGAATTTCATCTGCACTGAAGACATTTTCTGCTGACATGGCAGGAACTAAAGTAGATGGAGTAGGGGATATTGCGAGCATAGCATCTTCGATTTCAAGACTTGGTGGTGTGGCATCCGGCAGAGCAATCACGAACATTCCTTTACTGGCAAAGAATTTGAAGCAGTTATTTACAACTCTTTCAACCGCTCCGAATGTCAGTGAGAACATTATCCGCATGACAAATGCACTGGCAGGACTGGCATCTACTGGTGCGGCATCCGGCAGAGCCGCAAACTCTTTAGGTCGTAATCTGAACACCTATACGGTAAGCGCAAGAAGAGCCACGAAAAGCACATTCAGTCTTGCTGCGGCTTTCGGCAGATTCTACGCAACATATTTCCTTGTGATCCGTGGAATTAAAAGCCTGTGGAAGTCTATAGAGGGAACTACGGACTATATCGAAGCATTTAACTACTACACGGTAGCATTTAACAAAGTAGGAAAGGAATGGGGCAAGGATTTTGAACAATTCGGTTACGACAACGCAGAGGATTATGCGCAGAGCTTCGGAAACCGTGTAAATGAACTGCTTGGAAAAATGTCCGGTCTGAAAGTAGATGTAGACGGTGGGCTGATTTCTGAAAGCGGAATGAAAAACCTGGGACTGAATTTACAGGAGATTACGCAGTACGCTTCACAACTTGCATCTATTACCAACTCTTTAGGGCAGACCGGAGAAGTTACTACGGCAATTTCAAAGTCCATGACAATGCTTGCCGGTGATATTTCCTCCCTGTTTAACGTGGATTTTAGTACAGTTGCAACAAACTTACAGTCCGGTTTGATCGGTCAGTCAAGAGCACTGTATAAGTATGGTATTGATATCACGAATGCCACACTGCAGACTTATGCTTACAAATACGGCATTGAAAAGGCTGTATATGAAATGTCACAGGCAGAGAAACAGCAGTTGCGTCTACTGGCAATCTTAGACCAGTCCAAAGTATCATGGGGAGACTTGGCAAATACAATCAATTCTCCAAGTAATATGATCCGTCAGTTTACCAACAACGTAAAAGAAGCCGGTATGGTACTGGGGCAGTTGTTTATTCCGGTATTACAGAAAGTACTTCCTGTCATTAACGGTGTCGTAATTGCGATTAAGAGACTGCTTGTCAGTGTGGCAAATTTACTGGGAATCAAGATTGACTTTTCGTCATTCGGTCAAGGTGTATCCGGGTACAATGAAGAGTTGGAAGACACTGCAGATGCACTGGATAAAATTGGTGCAAGTGCAAAAAATGCAAAGAGCGGAGTACGTGAATTTGACAAGTTAAAAGTTATTTCCACACCAAAATCCAGTGGTTCCGGAAGTGGTGTTGGGGGAGCAGGAATTGACCTTACCAAAGAAATCATGGATGCTACTGCAGAGTACGAAAAAGTATGGCAGGAAGCATTTGACAAGATGCAGAATACAGCTCTTGGCTGGGCTGATAAGATAGAAAAACTTCTTGAGCCTGTGAAAAAGTTATTCAAAGATTTATTCAATGGTGATTTCTTCGAAGCAGGACAAGATTTATCCGGTATTGTCACAGGGATATTTAACTGGATGTCCGATGCTATTGCATCTGTAGACTGGTATCAGATTGGTCAAAACATAGGACAGTTTCTTGCAGGTATTGACTGGACTGCTGTGCTTACATCTGCCGGAAATTTCATAAAAACTGCCATAGATGCGGCAATCGACCTATGGAAAGGAAGTTTCGATGCTGCACCAATCGAAACCACGATTCTGACAGCAATAGGACTTTTGAAATTCACTGGCTTGGGAGATATTCTGTGGAAAGCAATAAAAGATTCTATTGTCTTGTCAATGGGCGGTAAGGCAGGAGCAGGAATCGGAGAAACAATTCTCGGAAGTCTATTAGGAACTGGAGCGGCAACAGGAGCAGGGGGAGCGGCAGCAGCAGGAGCAACCGGATTGTTTGGTGGTATTAGTGCAGGAGCAGTAGCGGCAACAGCGGCTATCACAGCGGTTGTAGCAGGACTTGCGCTTGTATATGCGACAAACGAGGATGTTAGAAATAGTTTCAAGGAATCAATTTCAGCCATTGCGGATAACCTAACTCCTGCAATGGAGTTTTTGACAACAACGGTTATACCAGATTTACAGAATGCATGGACAGGGCTTGTAGATGTGCTTACTCCGATAGGAGAATTTTTGAAGACTGCATTCACAAGCATATGGCAGGATATGCTAAATCCCGCATTAAAATATGTTGGTGAAGAAGTGCTTCCGAAATTGCAAAGTGCTTTTGAAAATCTTTGGAATGGAGTGCTTGTTCCGTTTGGAACATTCCTTGGAAATATCTTAAAGCCTGCAATTCAAATTGTTACTGATATACTTACGGTACTTTGGAAAAATGTAGTAGTTCCTTTGGCACAAGCATTAGGAAGTGTTTTAGGAGCTGCATTTGATGCGATAGTCGATACCATGAATTTTCTGGTAGAACAAGTAAAACCAGTAATAGAAGTATTCAACTTCTTATGGGACAATGTTTTATCTCCCATAGTCACTCATTTGTGGGAAGATTTAAAGCCTGCTTTTGAAACTGTATTTAATGCAATAGGAAATATTATCAAAAATCTTGGAACAGCATTAAAAGGATTAATAAATTTTGTTTCTGGTGTGTTCACTGGAAACTGGAGAAAAGCATGGGACGGAATAAAAGATATTTTCAAAGGAGTGTTTAATGGACTTGTATCCATAGCAGAAGGATGCGTAAATCTGATTATTGATGGAATAAACGCTTTTATTGATGGTTTTGGTCTGATTAGTGGCATATCTGAAGCTATAGGAATAAGTTTCAAGCCAGTGCAAATACCTAAAATAAGTATTCCTCGATTTGATACCGGTGGTTACGTTCCGAGCCGATACACAATGTTTATGGCAGGAGAGAACGGTGTTCCGGAGATTGCCGGGACAGTAGGCGGCAAGACAGCGGTTGCCGGTGGAGTTGAAATCACTGGAATCAAAGATGCCATCAATTCCACGGCACAACAGGAAATTGCACTTCTGAAACAAAATAATCAGTTACTGCAAGGAATCCTTGAAAAAGAGTTTGGAATAACAACCGATCAAATTGGAATTGCAGCAAGACAATACGGTCAAGAGCAATTTAACCAAAAACACAAGAACGTATATGTATTTTAACACAGACAGCACTCTGAATGGGTGCTGTCTATTTTTATGCAATAAGGCGGTGAGTGTATGTCAGCATATCAAGGATGGCTTTTAAAAATTGGAGATTACGTTATTGACCAGTCAAGATTTATAGCCGCTGAAAGTTATCAGCCGGCTGTAAATATGCAGGATGTAGACCCGTGGACTGATGCAAATGGATACGTACATAGAAATGCTGTGGAGCTAAAAGCATTAAGTGTTGATTTTTCCACGCCTGCGATGCTGACGGATGACGATTTGCAAGAGTTACTGTCCGGGATACGAAGCAACTTTATTGATGCAACGGAACAAGGATGTAATATCACGGCATACATTCCATTTTTAGGTCAATATGTCACACAATATGGATATATGGCTGATATAAAACCTACAATCTACGGAACTTATGACGGAGAGATTAAATACAATCAGATAGAATTTTCATTTGTCGGAGGTGTAGCGAATGAGTAACTATACCTATGCGGATTTGTTTGATAAAAGTGCATCCAAAAAGGAAATCACGATTGAAACAGAGGACAAGTCTGTAAAAATCACCAACAGCGAAATACATTTTGAACAGTTTGAATTAAAAGAAATCCTATGTGATGATGATTACCTTACATTTGGACAGTGCAATGCATCACAGTTAAAATTCAAAATTTCCAACGTGTTCACAAGCATTATTGGGAAACAGATAAATGTTTCTGCTGTGATTAATGGACATACTGACACACCATTTATTTTCGGCAAATACCGTGTCGTTTCAGATAAACCAACAGATGATAAGCGTTACAGAAATGTGACGGCATATGACGTTATATACGATATTGGAGAATCAGAAGTATCTTCCTGGTATAACGGGTTGAAATTTCCTCTGACCTTAAAGCAGTTCAGAGACAGTTTTTTTTCATATTTTGGTGTTGAGCAAGTAGCAATCACATTACCTAATGACAGCATGGAAGTGGCAGAAACAATCAAACCAAGTGAGTTGTCTGGCCAGACGGTCATGGAAGCAATCTGCTCAATAAATGGATGCTTTGGCCACATTAACCATGATGGAAAATTTGAATATGTTTTCCTTAAAGAAATAATATCCGGTTTATATCCACAGAAAGGATTATATCCACAGAAAGGATTATACCCTAGAAAAGGTTCTGAAAAAGAAAAGGTTACTGGTGGAAAATACAAATCAGTTAAATATGAAGATTTTGTCTGCCAAAAAGTTACAAAAGTTCAGATAAGACAATCAGAAAATGATATTGGTGCAGTTTACCCAGATACAGAGATTACCGAGAACGACAACAGTTATATTTTGCAAGATAATTTCCTTGTTTATGGAATGACCGCAGATGCCCTAGAAACGGTTGCAAGAAATCTGTATGAGGTTATTAAAGTTGTAAAATATAGACCTTATAACTGTGAAAAAATAGGAAATCCTTGTTTGAGCCTTGGAGAAGCAGTCAATGTATATACGGATAAAGAAATCATAGAAAGCTATGTGTTGAGTAGAACATACAAAGGAATCCAACAACCGAAAGACACCATATCAGCAAGCGGAAAATCTCCAAAGTACAGTGAACAAGTAAATGGAATTAACAAAAGTATAATTCAACTCCGTGGAAAGACTAATGAACTAGAACGGAATGTAGAAGAGACCCGGTCTGAGATCAAGGATGTAGAGAGCGGATTGGATACGAAAATTACGCAAAATGCAGGAAAAATTGAAGCAGAAGCGAAAAGGGCAACAGATACAGAAGTAGAATTGGCAGCGGCAATATCTTTGCAGGCAGACCAAATCAAATTAAAAGTATCAAAAGGTGATGTCAGTTCTCAGTTAAGTGTTGAAAGTGGACAGGTAAGTATTTCTGGAAACCGTTTTGTATTGGAAGCAGATAACTGTAGCATATCAGCAGATGGAACTATAACAGCTAAAAACGCAGTAATGACTGGTAGTTTTAAGTCTATAGGGGAAGACGGAAGTTACACAGAAGTATCATCAGGTGAAATTAAATTTTATAACGAACTATTGCAAAGCACAGGATCTATAAAAGGATTGGGACAATATCTTACTATTGATGCTTCAATGGTAAGTGTAAGCGGAATTTTAGTGGTAGGAAATGGAGCAACATATGATTCACAATATGTAAAAAACATATCAACAACTTCTCAAATATTAGGCAGTAAGACAGTACTGACAAGTGCCACATTAAGTGTCACAAAAAATTATATAAATGGAACCGTATCAGATGTATCTTTGGTAACACAAACAGCCAATGTTGCTGATTATCCTGGACATAATGTTAATTTTATTACAGGAGTTTCATCACTTGGAGGTTTGCTCACTGCAACATCTGGAATTGTCACACTTATGACGTAGGAGATTTATTATGGTAAAAAAAATATTTATTCTTCAAACGATTATTGGAAAAACAATGAAAGAAGTAATGGAAGAAAGGCAAGAAATTCAGCAATATATAGCTTTTACCATTGGAATTTCCACGTTTACGGAAATAAATGCCACATTGTTTAGCACGGAAGATGGCGATGGTTTTGAAGAGTTTATGAAGCAACTTATTGACATGTCGGATACAGTGGTTGCACAGAGCGGATATGAGGTATCTGAACTGTGCAAAAATCTGTATGCATATGCAGAAGAGCAAGGAAAAGAAATCTATGTAAGGGAGAATTGATATGGCAGCAAACTTTGAGATTAAGAAATTAAAAAGCAACCTTGTGACAGTATTAAATCAAACACCGTTGCCTATCGAGGTGAAAAGGCTTGTACTGTATGAAGTGTATTCGGAGACTAAACAGTTATCAGATATGCAGATTATGAAAGAGGAAAGCGAGGTATCTGCAGATGGCGTTGAATAAGGTTTATACCAGAATTAACTGGGAAGATTATCCAAGTGAAAACACGGATTTAGATGCATACAATCTTAATCAGATGGATTCTGCTATTGATGCGTTGGACAACCGTATCATATCACAGGATGCCTTAAAAGTAGACAAGTCTGCAATAAACGGAAATATTGCAGACTGGACTATGGACGAAACAACCGGTGTTATTACTATTACAAAGTACAATGGTGAAAAAGTAATTTTTGACCTTAATATTGAAAAAATACCTGTCGAATTTTCCATGTCTGATGACGGAATCATTACCATGACTACAGAAGATGGAACAAAGTTTACAGCTGATATTGGTTCTATGATTCCGGTGTTGACATTTGAAGATTCTGCAACCATAGCTGTTTCCGTGACTGGTACTGGAAAGAATAAGACTTATTCTTTTTCAATCAAAACAGGATCAGTAACAGATGCTATGCTACAGCCTAATTATTTAGCAGATATTAGAGTAGAATCCGCAAATGCATCTGCTTATGCGCAATCCGCAAATGCAAAATCTGTATTGGCTGAATCTTATGCCATAGGTGGAACCGGAACAAGAGAAGGAGAAGATACAGATAACGCAAAGTATTATATGGAGCAGGCAAAACAGCAAACAGGAGGTATACCTACAAAAGTTAGTGAATTAGAGAATGACGCTGGATATATCACCAAAGATGCTGACAATTTAACTAATTACTATGACAAGATTACTACCGACCAAAAATTAGCCAACATTGACTTGACTGATTATCTTAAAAAGACGGGTGATGCTTCCAACACAACCGTAACATTCACAGAGCCTACAGAACTGGCACAGCCGACCACAGGAGAGAAACTTGGTGGAATTATCGGAAAGGTTAGCCTTGCGATTAAGAACATCAAAACATTAATTACGCTCATAGGCAATACTGATATTAAATCAATCGGTGACGGAACTGTCACAGGTGCGATTAGTGATGTAAATGGCAAGTTAATTGCTCCTGACTATAAATCTGCTGTAGCCATACAATCTAATTACACTTGTATGACTAATGGATATGTAATTGGAACAATACAGGGTGCAGTGAATGGCTGGGCATCTATCCGATCATCCAAGAATGCAAATTATTTATTGGCATTATGTACATCATCAGAAAATCCTATAGCGGTATGTATTCCATTTGCATCAGGAGACTCCGTTATATTTGGATCGAGTGGTACATATAATCTCGCATTTGCACCGGCTAAATAATAAAAGTACCTTTTATCACGCAATCATTTAGAGTTCCGGTTGCGGAATACTCCTGAAATATACTTCCATTGTACATCAAGCTTACATTACCAGTGCTAGCAACATCATTTATCACTAAGTACTGACTGGGTATCAATATATTATATTTGGGGTGTAAATCTGCTGGTAGCGTGGCTAATGGAGATCCGTATGGTATAGACCCACTTAAAATGCGGAATCCAAAATCTACAATATTGCCCGTTCTTTTGCAGTGTACAAAATCGGTGGTTACACCTGATGGGAACGTTATATCATAATCTACGGATTTTAACTTGCCATTTACAGAAGCAGTCATAAAAAATATTTGCGAAATAACAACAAAAAAGAGCATGGTGTAAAAGCCATGCTCTTAATCTATTTATCTGATTCCCCAGTCACCGTCATTGTTGACGAAACCAACCACATATCCTATCATGTCATCAATTATGTGTTCCGGAAGTATACTGTTCGGAGACATGAGCGAAACATATCTCCATTTTCTAACGCCATATTCTATTATATGGGTTTTTACGGCAATTTGTATCCCACCATTACTTGTTACAATACATCGTTCACCGTCTTGTGGTTCCCGATCCGCTGCAAGGAGAACAATTTCCCCAGGCAGATAAAACGGCATATAGTAGTCACAGGGAATTTTCAAACCGATATAAGTCTTGGATTTTATATCTTCCGGTAATTTGTCTATGCAAATAGGTTCTACAGCGTTTGTGGTGGCTATAATTCCATTCACAAGTTGCGGTTTAAGGACAGAAATATACTTGTGTGATTTTTCAAGACTGGAATAGATTTTATCTTGGTGACGGATGGAGTAGCGGATAAGGTACAGAGAGTGTTCCGGCAGACTGCGGCATATCTTGACAGATTCCAACATCTTATCTTCCATAGTACCACAGCCTACCAACTCATCTACGCTGATTCCAAAGGCTCTAGCAAGCGCAACAGCGGTCGATAGCTTTGTGTCGTTAGAATTACCGTATAGTAGTGAATTAAGCGTAGAATAAGGCAAATTAGCTTCATCAGCAAGCTTGTAAACCGTCATGTCCGGTTCATTTAGAAATTCATGGAGATTCCCACGAAAACTTAACATATAATTAGTACGGTTGACTGATAGATGTGTCGATATTTCTTTGATTCGGTCTTTTTTCATCATGTTTTTTGTCCCCCTTTCACATGATACACTTGTAACATCCCTTGAAACAAGGGACTTCAAGTTCTGGCGAGGGCGGTGTTTATTGGCGTTTTCACCGTCCTCTTTTTGTTGATATTTTACAACAATAAAAAACGTGAGTCAAATATATTGATTGTTAAGAACATATGTTCTATAATTTAGGTATCGCTACCAAGTGCGGAAAGATTAGGGGGTGTACTATGGGGAAAGAAGATTACAAAGAGGAAATCACAAAGCTAATCAATGCTTGCGATAATTTACATTGGTTAGAGTGCATTTATGCCTATGTTAAAAAATTACTTAGATAAAGGAAAAGAGCCAAGGACTTGCGCATTGCCCTTGGCTTTTTCTCATTCGTTCTTTTTTGCGATTGAATCAATCAACTTTTCCAAAGAGTTCCATCCATCTTCGTCCAAGTTGGCCAGTGCGGATACAAGACGGTGCTTAAATGTATCTTCACCGGACTTTTGAATTTCTCCGAGCATTTCAGAGATTTGTTCGTCTTTTGATTTCTGAACAAGCATTTCACCAGTTCCATTTCGGAGCCATTCTTCGTTTACATCAAACTCTCTGCAAATAGAAAGAATAACTGCATCAGTAGGAGTTCTCAGCCCATTTTCATAATTGGTAATGGTATTTCCTTTTACACCGATTCTTTCTCCGAAATCAACTTGGGTTAATCCGCTTTCTTTTCTTATTTTTTTAATGCGGTCTTTCAAAATATATCACCTCCTTATGTGATAAATATATCAAAAAAAACTCTCAAAGTCAATATTTAGTATTGCATTATAACTCTCGATGTGATATATTAAACTCACGAAGTCAAGAAAAGCGAGGTGAGAAAAATTGAACGAATTAGTGCGTATTCAAAATTCAGATATTTCTGTAAAAGAATATCGAGGTCAGAGAGTTGTCACATTAAAAGATGTTGATATGGTTCATGAGAGACCGGACGGAACTGCAAAAAGAAATTTCAGCGCAAACAGAGAACATTTCATAAAGGATGAAGATTATTTCATAATTCCGTATTCAGAGTTCTGTACGAATTTCGTCCCCAACTCAAAAGGTGGAAATCCAAACAATGAAGTTGTTCTTCTGACTGAACAAGGTTATCTGATGTTAGTTAAATCGTTTACAGACGATTTGGCATGGACGGTTCAAAGACAGCTTGTGAATGGATATTTCAAAACAAGGAAGATTGTCACAGATGAATTATCTCCACAGACACAACTTATTTTACAGTTGGCACAAAGCATTGCTGATAAAGAACTGGAAGATAAGGAAAGAGACCGGAAGATAGCCATTGCAAATGAAACAGCGCAGAAAGCGGTGGAAACCACAGAAAACATAAAGGAAGCTGTTAAGCCAATACTCGATAACTGGAGAGTGGAAATATCAAAGAAAATCAGCCGTATTCAGTACAGTTCAAAGATTGATTTCCAGACCTTGAACAATCAAATGTATACCGAGTTGGAGCGCAGAGCCGGATGTGACTTAGGGACAAGGCTTAGAAATCTGAAACAGAGAATGCAGGATGTCGGAAGAACAAAAACAGAAATCAACAATACTCGGAAGATTGATGTTATCGAAAGTGACAAAAAACTTCGAGAGATTTTTACAAAGATTATTTCAGAGTATGAAGTTCGATACTGCGCATAGGACTTTTAAAGTCAAGAAAGAGAGGTAAAAATATGGAAAAACAGAGATATGTGGTTTTAGACAAAAACGGTAAAGCAAATATAGTTCAGAAAGCTGATTCACGTTTTGTTGGAATTGACGAGATGGCACAGCACATTGCGTTTGACATTATCGAAGATTACAAAAGCATTATAGATGGCGATAAGAAAATCGAAGAAACAAATATTGATTTGTCTATCAAAGTACTTACCGCCATTTCGCCTTTTAGGAACGGCTCTGGATTTGGAAAGGATTGCTAATTGCTTCGGCTTTTGCTAATTGTGGTTTTTCTTCCGGCAAAGAATTGACGATTTCTGAATAGTATTGGTAGTACAGGTTCTTAAAATCATCAAAATTTCCGGTATATCCACAGATTTTAGCAATAGCGTAAGCGGATGCATATTCTTTGGAATCCAAATTATTTCACCTCCTTATATCAGAATAAGGAGAGTATATCACAAACAGGGAGTTAATTGAATGAGTGAAAAAGAGAAAAAAATCGTTGAGAAGTTAAAGAGAGCCATTCCGAATATGTCCGATTTCGACAAGGGATATATTCTCGGCAAGACAGAGAAGATGGCAGAGGAATCTGTTAAGAAGCAGGAGGAAGAAAATGCAAAGCCAATTTGAGAGAGAACTTCTCAAAACATTAAAGAGCATTGACGGTACTCTGAAAAGAATTGAGAAGTCCATGAATGATGATGAGAAACAGCATATGACCATTTGTAATGCAGTTTCTCATGCAATGAAAGGAGAACATGAATGAAAAAATGGACTTACCGCCAGAAGAGAGATCTTCTTGACAAATTAGAACCTTGGATCACTGCATTGGTTCAACTCATAAGTGCATTGGCTGGGGCGGCTGTCGGAATAGCTATCTGCTACTTTTTCTAAGTGGTATGTGGCAGTTGCAGTTATTAAAGCTACAACAAACGGTATGAGTATATTTCTCAAAAATGAGAGAAATAAATGTTCTTTATAGAATCTTCCTTTTGAAGACAAAGTAAATGTGAACTTTTCACGATTTATGGATGAACTAACTATGGTGAAATATCCCTTTTCCTTTAAGGACAAAAATGCTTGGTAAACATCTTCACCATTGTAATTCCCTATTTCAGACAATGAAATGGAACATTCAGAAGATTTTACAGTTTTCCTAAGTACTTTTCTTTCGATTTTGAGAAGCATATGAAACCTCCAGTTTTTTAGAACATTATACCACAGAAAGGAGAACAATGAACGAATTACAAACATCAAACATGAAAACACCCATTGAGATTGCACTGGGGATTGATGAAAACGGAATGACTACTGCAAGAGCGTTATACGATTTTTTAGAGTTAGCACAGGGGCAATTTTCACGGTGGGCGAAAACGAACATTACAGAAAATGAATTCGCCACAGAAAACGAGGATTGGGTGCGATTCGACATTGATGTCGAGACACCTACTGGCGGAAGAGTGAAGAGAGATGATTATAGACTTTCCGCTCATTTTGCGAAGAAACTTTCCATGAAAGGAAGTGGAGAGAAAGCAGAACAGGCAAGAGAATATTTTACAAGGGTTGAGGAAAAAGCAAAAGAAATAGTTATTAACCGTTCCCAGTTGTCGCCACAGATGCAAATGGTTATGTCGCTGGCTGAGAGCATGGCACGACAGGAACTGGAACAGAAGAAACAAGCTGAACAGGTTCAGAAGTTGGAAAGTACAGTCACCAACATGAAAGAAATTTTCACAGAGCCTATCGGAGACTGGAAAGCAGACATTAATGCAAAGGTACGCAATATTTCCGCAAAGAGCGGTATTGACTATCAGACACTTTACAATCAGATGTATGGTGAATTGGAAAATGAAGCACATTGTGTTTTAGCAAGGCTTCAGGGCAATAAAATCAAGCGTATGGAAGATGCCGGAAACACAAAAACAGCTATCAAAGAGGGAACTACAAAGATTGCGGTTATTTTTGACAATGTAAGACTGAGAGTAATCTTTGAGAATATCGTAAGGAGATATGCTATGAGGTATTGCGTATGAGAAAAATAGTTGAGGTTGTCCTTATGGTTTTCTTTTGGTTATTAGGAATATTCACGGGGGTGATTCTACTCTATGTTATATAGAGAAAAAAGAATATTAAATAAGAGAAATAAGGAAAATTGTAAATCAGCTCCTTTAAAAATCAAAATAAAGTTTTGGTTTATTAGAAACGAGGAAATTCTATGGACGATATTTGTTTCTACTATAACCAGTTTAATAGTCCAGTTAGCAATAAAATATTTGATATGAAAAGGAGATTGTGGATTTTATGAGAACAACAATAAAGCTGTTTCTTCCTATTATAATAGCACTCTCCATCACATTTACATCCACGGCACAGCCAACCGGCAGTTTTATCTCCGAGGAAGCGCAGGAATCGTGTGTAAAGTACGGTGAGGAATACGGCATCTGCCCGGAAATGCTTATGGCAATGATCGAGAAAGAATCTTCCGGCAGACCGGATGTGGAAAGTGGCGGTTGCAAAGGTCTGATGCAAATTTCTGACAGATGGCATAAAGACCGCATGGAACGTTTGGGAGTGACGGACATCTACTCCGTGGACGGCAATATCCATGTGGGAGCCGACTACTTGTCGGAATTGTTTGAAAAGTACTGTGATGTAGGAATTGTACTCATGGTTTACCACGGAGAGAAGAACGCATTTACAAAGACAGAATTAAGTGATTACGCAGACTGGATATTAATTAGGAGCGCAGAACTGGAAAGGATGAATGGAAAATGACGAACAGAGAGAAGTATGCGGAACAGATTATTGACATGGCACTTGATAGTATAGAGATAGCTGTGGACAAAGAAGGAAAGTTATGTGATTGCAATGTAATACTTTGTTCCGATTGCGCATGGAGTGATAAAAGCAGATGCAGGGAAAGGTTCAAAGAATGGGCAGAGCAGGAATATGTTGAACCACCTGTTGACTGGTCGAAAGTGCCTGTGGACACGAAAGTGTACGTAAGAGATTCCGATAGTGACCCTTGGAAACCTAGATATTTTGCAAAATTTGAAGATGGGAAAATATTTACGTGGGCTAATGGTACTACTTCTTTTTCAGCTGAAGGCTTTGATGATGTAACATGGTGGAGACAAGGAAAACTTGCGGAGGACACCGTATGAGTTCCAAAAAGCGGTTTACCGTAAAAGGGTGCATCGGAAAGATATTTTACAGTCCGAAAGAATGGGAAGTTGACCGTGAAACAGCATTCTATTACAGAATTGTAAACCGCAATACCGGGAAGAAAAAATGGTTAAGAAAGGAGTATTTTTATGCAGAAGCGACAGATTATCCCCATCGTCCGTGCGAATGAGATTCTGATTGCAAGACTGTTAGATGCAGGAATCTTGTATATCAGCGAAGAGGACAACATGATCCACGTAACAGAAGACTGAAAGCCGGAGGAGTAAGGAAATGGAAAGGAAGATAAGAAAAATCTTGGTAGAACTGGGGCTGAAACAGTACTTGCCGGGATTTCAGTACATCATCGAGGTTGAAACGCTGATGTTTGAGAACCGAAACAGAAGACTTTCTGAAATCTACCGGATTATCGGAGAGAAACACAGCACAAATGAAAAAAGCGTGTATCAGGCGATCAAGTGGGTTGTTGATAAGATGAACCCAACCACAGAGTTGTACAAGAAAATCAATGAGACAGACAAGCCGGTATCAATCTATATGTTTGTAAATTCACTGTATTTATATCTTTGGGAGGATAGGAACAATGAGGATTAAACACATCTTTTTGCAGAATTTCTGCAAATTCTATGGTTCTAACGTAGTGGACACTGATTTATACGACCGGACAGAGGTTTCCGGGGTGAATGAAACCG